GTATGACTCCGGCGCAGAGGGTAAGCAGTTCACGGATAGCATGTCCCGTACCCTATGGGGTACGTTCGCCATGAATCCCACCCCGCAGATGATCAAGCCTCTGCTGGATATCTACGCCAACAAGGACAGCTTCACTGGTGCGCCAATTGAGTCTGCCGGTCTTGAGCGACTGTCCAAGCAAGAGCGCAAGATCGACACGACCAGTCCTATTGCTGTAGCCCTTGGCGGGGTAAGCTCACTCTTCCCTGAGAAGTACCAGCTTAGCCCCGTGCAAATGGACTACATGATCAAGGGATACCTTGGCTGGCTTGGTGGGACCGCTGCCGTAACATCTACTTATGCAGTTGCGCCATTCAGGGAAGGTGAATATCCTGATGCTCGCTGGCTTGATCGCCTGAGCTTGGGCCTTGCCAAAGAACTACCCACGGCTCAGTCGAAATACGTCACTGCCTTCTACGACTCCAACAAAGAAATCAGCCAAGCGTTTGCTGACATGAGGCACTATGCAGAAGCAGGTGATTCTGAGAAGGTTCAGCGCATCCTTGAGGAACGAGGCGATAAGATCGCGCTTGCTAAGTTCTACGACAAGACGGCTAAGTCTATGGCTAGCGTTAGGCAGCAAATCAACATTGTCACCAAGGACGCTACGATGGGAGGCGCGGAGAAGAAGATGGAGATTGATCGACTGAAGCAGATCATTTCCACCCTTGCTCAGCAGGCCGAAGAGGTAAGGAAGTCTATGAAGAAGTAAGCGCCTGTATGGTGTCGTTGAGAACGGATAACTCCGTTTTCTTCATGACGGTCCATATGCGCTTCTGCCCATGCAAACCATTGAAGCTGCCCTGATGGCAGTCTTTGCACAATGGTATGCATAAATAGTGAAGTTGTTGCTCTATGTGATGCGCGTCTGACGGTCCAGCCTCACCGCAGACGCCGCAAGGCAACTCTTTCACGCGGGCCAAATGCTCCTTGTCGGCAGCAGTCTTGGCCTTATGGTTTTTGCTGAACATCTTCTACCCAGACCAGCAAACCGCTCAAAGCCCGCATGATGTCGCTGACGTTTTGTTCAACCTCATAGTTTTCATGCAGTAGTTTTTGGCCTACGTCCTTGACGTTGCGCTCAACTACTTGCAGGTAATAAGCGTAATCATGGAATGGTGTCATGGCTCAAGCCTTTCTATTTTGCTAACTAGTTTATCGGCAATGGACTGCCCGCCGATGCCGATTGTCCCGGCCCATTCATCGAACTGAATGAGCGAGATGACATCGCGGACTGCCTTCTTGTAACCACCATTGAAGGCATCATCACCCTCAATGATCATGGTGATGGCGTCCCTAACAAGTGACGTAGCCTTGCGATTTTTGGCGATACCCTTTAGCTTCAGGTAAATATCTTCCCGAAGGTGTACCGAGTAGGGGATCAGCCGTTTCGTTTCCATTGTTGGAACTCCATATTAAAACCCTTCAGGTTATCTGCGGCTGTCTTGTTGGTCTTTAGTTCTGAGCGGGAGCTGATGCCAAGTTCATGTTTCATCCAGTCAATGACATCATCTTCGCTGTCATCAAATATGAAACCGTTTTCCACAAGGTACTTGGCAAACAGCTTGTCGCGGCAAAGCATCCCGGCCAGTCTTACAACGTCAGAAAAGTTCTCCCTCTGAACGGGCTTCTCATCGTCGCCAAGCCTGACCATTACCACTTGGTATCTGGCGCCGCAAAAATCTGTGAACAGGGGATGCGGCACCTCGTCCGGGTGGACACGGAGAGTTAGGACATAACCCTCCTTATCCTGCTTCATGGCGATCTTCACCGCCTCGTATTGCAGGGTGTCCACCATGATCAGAAGGGAATGGAATCTTCGTCAACTTGACGACTCGGCTTTGATTCGCTACGTCCGCCCTGAAGCGCAACTTCGTTAACACGCAAGTCCATAGACTTACGCTTGTTGCCTTCCTTGTCCGTCCACTCGCGCTCGGTAATGTTTCCACTAACGGTTACGGCTTGACCTTTGGTAAGGTAACGAGAGAGGGAGTCAGCCCGCTTGCCGAACAGTTGGCAGTTCCACCAAATGGTCGGCTTCTCTTTACCTTGAGTGTCTGCAACGCTGAAACTTGCAACGGCTGTCCCATCATTCATGGAACGCACTTCGCAGTCTTTACCCAGAACCCCAGCTACCGTGATGTTATTCATTACTCTGCCTTTGCGAAACGAGCTTTAGTGGTCTTGAACGCATCCATGATTTCGTTGTAGATGGAAGCGTCTTCTGCCTTAACCTTGTCGTAAATGACGCGGTTAACTTTGAACAGGTTCATGATGTCCTTCTCGGACGTTGTGAACTCAAGCATCTTGTTCGTTGCTTGGAAGGCCATAGCCATGTAGTCGGCCATGCTTGCTTCAGGACTGGTAGTAATCCTGATCTTCCACGGGTCATGCTTGTCTACGCTCAGTGCCGTAGATTGAGTCTCAGCGGGGGCGGGTTTGGAATTAGGATTCTCGGCAGGACGTTTGGCCGTATTGCCATCATCATCCAAAGGCAAATCTTCGCCTGCATAAATAAACAGACCAAGGCCGTGACACGCAATTGCTTTAACCAAGCAGCGCATCATGTTTTTGTTAACCTCAAATGCATTTGGATTCTTAACTGCTTGGTTACGATGATCCATAACCGGCAAGTGCATTTTGATGGGCTTGCCAAAAGCAGTGACAGTACAAGAAATCATCATTGTTTCGCCGTACATTTCTGGCGAATGGAATTCCCAGTTAGCCAATGGATCGTGGCGCATAAGCTGATCAATAGCAAATGGCCACGATAAATAACTTAGGTTTTGTTTCTTTTCAATGTGCTTGCTTACATCAACTGCCGCCAGTTTGATAAATGAGTTTTCTGTCATTGCTGTTCCTTGGTTTCTTCAACGGGGGTCTTCTTGGGCATCTTGAAGCCTAGCTTGCGACCGGGCTTGGCACGGGGAGTACCGTCCTTCTTGGTGCCGTACTTGTTTTCTTCACTCATTATTTTTCTCCTTCAGGTATGTTTGGTATTGCGAACAGAACGGGGCGACTTGACAGTAAGACTTACACCGGGTGCGCTCCCCCTCCCGAGTCTCGATGAAGTACCCTTTGGCTAGAGCAAGCTCTGCTTCTTCCTTCGTGGGGTGAACAGACTTGGCCCTGACGCCGCCTTCTTTCTTGACGGCATAGCTCGTTGGCTTTTCCCACATATCCTCAGCCGTGCAGTTGGGCATATCGCCCTCAGTGTGGCTGGCAAAGTACGCAGCGTTATGCTGGGCAAGCCGTTCTTCTATGTACTTTTGGCGCTTCTCGAACGGCCAAATGGGGATGTCGATTGTAACGATGGGAGCCTGTGGGTAACCATCCCTAGTCTCAGCGTCGCGGGCCGACCAGTCGCGCACGATGGCAATGATCGCTAAGTCAGTGACAGGGATTCCCTTAACGCGCTCTACCATCCATGCGTACACATTAAGCTGGTTGTGCCAGTCAGCCTTCTGGTTCATGACCGCCCAAGCTCCGGTAACTTTATAGTCCCTGATCTTGATGCCGTCCTCGTACTGTTCCTGCAAGTCGATGGCACCGCTGATCCGCCAGCCATCAATTTCAGTGAACAGGCGCTCTTCTACGATGTGATGCTCGTCCTTGCCATGCTCAAGGATTCCATGCACGGCAGAACCGAACAGAGCCCATACCATCTCACTTGCGTCTTGGGTAAGATCGTCCCAATGTTTCCGCTTGAGCTGGACAACACGCGGACTGTTGAGGATTTCAGTGACTGAGATGTGCGCGTCACCTTTCGTATAGTTGGGGCGTTCGATCACATTCAAAAAAGTCTGCGGCAAGTTGTGCCGGTTCGTCAGTTGCATTGCATCTCCTAGGTATGCTGCCAATCTAGCAGCCAGCTTCTGTATTGTCAATCAAGTGGTAAAATTTCCACAATGCGTAGAGCCGCTCGCGTCGATGCCAACCAGACTGATGTAGTCGAAGCGCTACGGTCAGCCGGAGCCACCGTCAGGATCATCACTCAGGGAGATGGAATTCCTGATCTTCTCGTCGGATTCGATGGCAGAACGTACCTAATGGAACTGAAGGACGGGGCCAAACCACAGTCTGCACGGAAGCTCACGCCAGCAGAACAGAAGTTCTTCGACGAGTGGCAAGGTGGTAATGTTTCCATCGTCAACAGTCCAGCGGAAGCGCTTGCCTTGATCTTGAGCTAGACTCACATCGGCGCTTCGCAGCGTCGTTGCTTCTCCTATGCAGGGTAACCTGCTTGCCCCGGCTGGACTTAACCGTCGCCGGGGCTTTTTTATTCGCGGCTGGTTTCAAGTTCTATCAGCTTGTCAATATAGTGACGAGCCTTGCGAAGATCGTCGATCCCACCTTTGGATCGCCAGCGGCTCAGGTACTTGACCGCCGCTCGGACGCAGGCGTCCACGACGCGGCGGGAAGGCAACTCGCCGTTGCTGGACACGGTGTCCACGTCCACCGTGCCGTCCGGTCGAACCCAGAAGCCCCACCCGTCGCGATCAACGCCGTTCGAAAAGAAGCAGCACTCGACGCCGGTGTCGCGATAGGTGTCGTGGTCGTGGAGGAAGTACTGGCGGGCGGTCGCGTTGCTCAGCTTGCTGGACTTCGTCATGATCTTTCCCCTTGGTTGTTTTCGTCGGGGCGATTTGCTCCCGACACTTATAACTTACTCGGCGGATACAGCAAGATCGGATGGACGAATCTGAAAGTGATCGAATACGAATTCACCGCCGCCCTCCGCAAGGATGGCCACAAGATCAAGGCAATCTTGGCTCGCTAATCATCCGCTGTTCATCCCCTAATCATCCCTTCCGCCCGGTTCGCCGGGCCATCACTTGCGAGGAATCAAGCCATGACATCCGCGACCGCCGAACTCGTGATCGACACCGACACGCAACACCCGTTCGAGAAGTCCGGTCTTGGCGTGGCCCCGTTCTCCTACGCGGTCACGCGGGCGTCGTGCATGTCCCGGAAGTCGTTCGCGGCGAGCACGGCCGCGTATCGGACGTTTGCTTTCTCCCGCTCGTGTTCGGCCACGACGCGGACGGCGAGCAACTCCCGAGCAACGGGG